TTGAATGGGTTCATGTGCAGCTCCATCAGCAAAAGGGGATGATAAGTTTATCACCACCGACTATTTGCAACAGTGCCCGCAGGGCTAATCAACGCAACGATGTTTGGCGGCAGGATGTTTTTGATATCCGGCGGCAGCACCGCCCAGGCGTGCAGCGCAGCATCCGGGAACGACTGCGCCCATACACCAACCAGCGCGCCGATAGCTCCCAGCTTTACAGACCACGTTTTCAGCAGCAAGCTGGCATGCCCTACGAACTCCAGCCGGGTATATTTGCGCAGAAGTAACAGAACGAGCACAGCCACCAGCACAAGCAAAGCGAAAATGATCATCTTCACAGGACACGCTCCTTAACCCAGCCGTAGAGAAAATCCTCGTTGGCTTCGCGGCCCTCCGCCAGTTCGAGGTATCTGGCACCCTGGCTGCAGTTCAGCGCACGCACCAGAACCTGTTCACCCTCTTTCCCGCGGGCGGAAAGGTATCCCTTAAGCGCGGTGATGGTTCGGGGACCAATGGCGCCATCCGGAATCAGATCGGGATACAGCTTTCCGCGCATATTCATTGCGGTCAGCCAGCGCTGGAAAAACTTACTGGCTACAGATGGCCCCATGTTCACGCCAGTGTCGCAAAGCTCATCTGCCAGTAACGTAGATAGAGCTGCCACCTGGTCAAACCGGGGGCCGGTCCAGTAATCGCTCAGCAGGATTTGCTTTGCTGTTTCCCTGGGCAGGTTCCGCATATCACCGGTGTAGCCATGTGCACGGGCGGTGGTCTGCGTGATGCCCCAGCGGGTCGGCCCGCCTTTATCCGACGGATGATCGACATAACCATCCTCCTTGCCGAGGATCCCCTCGATAATCTGGTCTGCTGTCATTGTGCTTTCACTCCGGTGATTCGTTCCCAGAAATACGTGAGCGCTACGGAGCCCATCGCGCCGCTTATCCCCGCGGTTGCCAGAATCATGTAAATGCTCAGTCCGCTTTCAATGCTCACCAGGCCAGCAATAACGCCGGTAAACCCTGAAACCACCATTTGGGCAAGAGCATTGATCAAGCTCCATGTTGCCTTGCTCTGCTTCACATCTATCAGGTAGCGGACAAGTCCACCCCAGCAAGCAATGATCAGCAGAACCAGCCAGGACATCCCGGCAATGCTCTCTTTGTCTTGCATACGCTTAGCCATAGTTACCGCCTCCGATGAAAGATCGGGAAGCTGTGTGTGAGAAGGTCAGGCCCGTCAGGCTGGATTTAACAACGAAGCATGTCGGTGATGATTTCCGCGGGACCTGATAATAAAAAAGCCATGCAAATGCATGGCCTTGTGATTTGAATCCGTTATTTACAAAATGTATTCGAGACAGTATCTTTCGACTTCCGGACAAAAAACATATACCGGGACAAAATCTAAATGTAACTGCCTTGCCTGCATGAAACCATGCGGGCTTTTTTTTGCCCAAAGAAAAAGCCCACCGAAGTGGGCCTTACAGCTATCATCATTTTTTATTAGGTGTGGTGCCGGGTGCCTCCCGGTAAGTCGCCGCCAGTCCACAGACGACTCGCAATGCGCAAAAAAACATATCAGACTGGCAATGCCCCTCCGCATAGGGGGATTCACCACACCAAAAATTTAACATCTGATGAAACTCGTTTCAATGCTCTACGACGATGTGACAGGGGTACTGATGCAATGCATCTCGCGAATACCCCTGTCGTGTCGCCGGAAAGCAAAAAGCCCAAGGCGTTAACCTCGGGCTTGAATTCTTTGTGTCGACAATCGAAGCTATGGCGACGATATCAGATTTACATGAAATATATGCCTTTCAGTTCGGTTTTGCAAGACTTACATCTAAATTTGTCGCCTTTTGTTGTGAACGTGATCGCGTTACCGATATGAGAGCGTCGCTATCAAGCTTCACAAAACTGCTGCGCAGCGCCAGCCAATGAGGGAGGTAGGTTTCTGTCCATGTGGACTTTGCTACACCAACCAGCTCCGCCAGCGCCTGATATTCATACGCCTCCCGCCCTGCCAGCTCGGCTTTGACATCCTGCGCGGCCAGCCAGATAAGTTGGCGCAGGCGATCGACTGTTTTCTTTGCAATGCGCACGCCGGCCAGCTTTTCGTTGAATTGCCCCCATGCCCACCGGGTGATCGTCTCCTGGTGTTCCCAGCGGATATTATCGCTGTAGTTCCACAGCAGCCACGCTTTCTGGTGGTCTTCCAGCGACAGCAGAGCCCGTCGCCAACTTGCCGTCGAATATTCAACGGGCAGAACGAGAGCGATTGATGAACCCTTAGCGCGGGACTGGCTGCCGCTCATCGGCGGCCCATCCGGGTTAACCATTTTTTGCTTTACTTCGCTATAAACCTTCTTCCTTCCCCGGCTGCGCGCCGTAGCGGTGAATTGCGCGTTTTCTGCAAAGGCTACCAGTTGCCCTTTCGTCGCACCGCTCAGATCGGCGGTGGCCACTATCAGCTGCTGGCGAACATACTGGAGGTATTGGGTATTAATCATGCTGTCTCTCCCAGGGTCTGATAGATGCGGACAAAGTTTCTCAGTATGCGGTAGTCAACCAGTACGGTGCCGCGGTGCCGGCAGAGGCGAAGTTTTTGCCAGCGTTCGCGGATGCGTTCGATAACGTCACGGCTCATGCGGCCTCCTGATGGCGGGCGCGGCGCTTCTCCAGTGCGCGGGCTCTGCGGGTGAATATGGATTTGATACGCTGCAGGTATGGAATATCGAACCGGCGCAGCTCGTTATCAGCCTCAAGGCGCTCAACGCGATCCAGGCCAATGCGTTCAATCAGGTGAATGCGGTATTCAACGGCGTTGCCGCTCAACTGCCGATTGCAGCGGGTGCATGCGGAATGGACATTGAACACGTTGAATTTCAGGTGCGACGCCGCGCCACGGGAACGGTAATGACTGGCATCAATAGCGCTGCCGGTCAGGTAGTTGCTCTTGCCGATAAGCGGGTTTCCGCAGCTGACGCAGGGCTTACCTTCATCACGAATGCGAATGTACCGGTTAAAGGCTGACTGAGCCTCTTTATCCCATTGAGCCTTTGTCTTGAATGACTCACGCTTAGCTCGGCGACGTTGGCGCCCCTCCTTCTCGAATTCGCGCTGGCGCTTCACCGCTCTGGCCTTCGCTGCTTCCCGGGCTTTTGCTGTCTGTTTTTTGCCGATCTCGCTGGCGCATTCAAAACTGCATACCACCTGCCCTTCCCGGGCAGGATGGAACCATTCGCGGCAGTGGGCGCATTTACGACGTGCTGGTTTACGCATGATCACCACCCTGGATCTGCACCAAGGTCAGACGGCCGCAGAATACAGCCCCGGTATCGATATACATCTGATTGGCGTACTGGATTGGCTGATGTGCCGGGGTGTGCCCAAAAATAAACAGGTCGGCACCGGATATTTCATTCACTATCCCATCCTGAGCCGCGCTCACTCTCTCACGATTCCAGATCACCTGTTCTGCATCGACGGGCTTGTCATACGCATATTCGTTATGAGGGTAATCAGCATGGCAGACCACCACCCTCTTACCCTCGGTCATTACCTCGATGATGAGTGGCAAACCTGCAACTAAATGGGCCAACGCGATAGCCAGGCGTTCTTTGTCGTAGTCAAGGTTAAAGAACCATCCGCCACCGTTAGCGAGCCAGTGATACACGTTTCCGGAAGAGGATAGTCCGTCGAGCATCATCTGCTCATGGTTCCCTCTTACAGCCATAAACCAGGGCATTGCGATTAGCTCAAGGCATTCGACGTTTTCCGCACCGCGATCGATAAGGTCACCTACCGAGATCAGTAGGTCACACAATGGGTCAAAACTGACCCTTTCCAGCTCGTTCATCAGCAGCGTATGGCAACCATGCAGATCGCCAACAACCCAGATGTTGCGCCAGATAGCTCCATTAATGCTTCGGTAAAGGCTCATGCGATTTTCCTTCTGGCAGCGCGGCGCAACCAGCGGACATCTGCCAGGTGAGCCGTATAGTGAAAGGTGGGGATATCGGAAGGCTTTACTTCTACCTTGCGCTTGCGGCGCGCTGGCACGCGGAAAATACCGCGCTCCATGACCTTAGCGAGCAGACTGTGCATGCGAAGCCCTCCATTCCTGGGCCCACGCAATCCGACTGCTGGACTTCTCGCTAAACTTCACATTGTGCTCGGTGCCGAACCAGTAGATCGCCTCGATTACCTCGACCATGTAGCGCTTGCTGGATTGAGAGGTGCGAACGCCGAAGTAGACGAGGCCGCCGTTGATGCCAGGGGCGGATTTCTGCTTACGCTCCGGGTTTTGCATCTGGCTGACCAGTACGGTAATGAGGTCTTTCCACTCCGCTGGCTCCAGCTTTTCACCGTGCCAGATCACCTGATCGCTCAGGTCTTTCAAAAGTGGCCACATGAGACGATTCTGTTTGTCGGTGCGGCTTTCTTCGCGCGCCTCGATAATCAGCGGCGATCGGTGGTCTACAGGCAGAGACTGGATGAAGTTGACGACGTTACGCTTAACGTGGTCGTTGATAAGGCAGAATTGTTGCTTCACGCTTCACCTCCGCAGAGGTCAAACGCTGAATACAGAAAATCGCCGGTGGCTTTCGCCATCGGTGATAGGAATTGCTGTACGGTTTTGTGCGCCATGTGTCCCCACTTGGCGCCAGATAATCGTGTCAGTTGCTCAGGCTGACAAATTAATTATCGCCCTTCCCGGGGATAAAAGCAAAATGAGCATATACGAGAAAATCGCTATTTCTTGGCGTTCTGCTCTGCCATTTCCAGATAGCGCGGATCGGATGCGCGGGGTAACTTGATGCTCTTCTCCCGGTCGTTCCAGTGCATGTTTGGCGGTGGCAGTTGTTCCCTTTCTGACCATCGCCCTTTTACAGCAGGACGCCATTGCGATGACTTTATGCTGTAAAATCTGTGACACCCAGCCAAGGGCGGCACTTTCCATCATCCCTGTTTCTCCAGGCTCGTCCGAGCATTTTTTTGCTCGTTTGGACTATTCCTAACAACTACAGTTGGTTATTATTGGTTAACAACAATTACCAATCTGGTTACACATAATGAGCGAATCGTTGAAGGATGTTGTTTCATCAGTTAAAGATGCAATAATTACACCAGTCCAAGAGGCTTTTGTATATAGGGCAAAAAATCCATTTTTTGGAAGTTTGATTATATCCTGGGTTTACTGGAACTGGAATAAAATTGCTTACATGCTACTTTCGGATGATGATGTTTTAAAGAAAATAGAATTTATAAAAAAATCAATCCCTGACAATACCCTTATACCATTTACGTCTTTTAGCATACCCCACACACATAGCTTATGGTTTCCTTTATTTTTCTCAATATTTTTCACCCTTAGCTACCCTGTTTTCTCTTGGGTTCTTACACTAATTCATAAGGGTATTTCTTTCCGCATTGAGAAAGTAGATTCTGAAAAGGAGGTTAAGAGACTCCAGCTTCAGGGTGCTATAATTACAGAGTTTGAAAAAAATGAGGGGCTCAGAGCAGTTGAAAGATCGAAAACAGAGGAGACAAAATTCTCAACAGCAGAAAGAGCAGCAGAGTCAAAATATAACATTAAAGAATTGCAAACCCAGCATGCCACGCTAAAAACTGAAGTCGCTCAACTTGAAAAGCAGAAGCAAAGTATGGAAACGATTTTAAGCGAGCAAGAAAAGAGAAGAAAAGGAGTTGTTGAAGAAATAACCTTACTCCAAGAAAAAGTCGCACCAGAAAGGGAAAGCGTCCAGAGAATTGAGCGAATAATAAATAGAAATATAGAATTAGAAAACCTTTTAACCACAAAGGAATCTCTGATTAATAGCAAACTTGATGAAACAAATCAAAAATATGCATTTTACTTCAGCAACATGGTAATGCTTGATATGTATAAAGTTGAGTGCGAAAATTACAGAAAAATATTTAAGGAATTAGAAGAAAAAACCACTCAGATTTTTAGTTATGTTGAATCTGATGACCCTACCAGAGGTAGGAGCAATGAAGGGTATTTCATGTTAAAAAGCGATATAAAGGAACTAGTAAGCAAAGGGCTAGGGAAGGTGCGAACAAGTTCCTGATATGAGATCATCATATTCATCCGGAGCGCATCCCAGAGGGACATCATGAGCCAT